GGTACTAATTCCTTGACCAATTGATATAAATGGATTAATAATAACTGACATTAACTTGCCAGCTTTAGATACAATCCTACCAATCTTACCACCATCTAAACCAACACCAAAGGATCTAGTAACATTTAAACGCAACAGATCAAATGCTTCTGATATCATTACTGCTGTTGATTTAAGTTCTTTACCTGTAAACCTACCAAGAGCATCTTTTGCCATTCTACCGGTTTGTGGATTAATACCAAACCGTTGAAGAATTCCACGAGCTATGTTATCAAATCCGCTTGCAAACTTTAACTTAAAATTGTCGGCTAATTTACCAACGCTGGATACAAGACTAGATGCTAGCTTTCTAATTACAGGAACTTCCCAACCTCTTAGACCCGCAATCGCAAGCGGCAGGGCAGCCAATACTGGCAACAAGTAATCACCAATATTAAATCCAGCACTCGCAGATTGACCCGCTTGCTGGCCAGATTCAAAACTCTTTGCAAATTTAGACTTGTTACGCGCTTCACTGGCAGTTTCAAGAGAATCCGTATTTAATCGTTCCGCTTTCTTTTGATCAAAGAACATAGTAAAGGATTTGTCAATCGAATCCGTCAGCTTTTTAACTGCTGATGTTGTTTCGTTAACATTTTTGCTAGTCAGATCAGAAGACTTCTGATTGTTCTTTAACTGACTAACAATATCTTGTAGCGTGGCCGCCATTATTGTGATCCTTTATTATGTTCCTGTTGCTCTTTAATCCATTGCATCAGCAGAGTAACGTAAACTTCTTTTTCCCATGGTATCAATCCGTCTATCTCATCTAACGAAAAATTATGATCGCGCATTAATCTAAAGTTACTAGTATAATAATTAGATAGGTTTTCGTGAGATAGACTTATTAAAAAAAATTCTGCATACCTTCAATTGTGTAGGTATTGGCATGTCGGCATTTAACGCAATTAAAATGAACTTCGTGGGTCATCTTGGGAATTGTGTCAACGAATGATCTAATCTTTTGTAGTTGATCACCTGTCATTGATTCAATAAATTCTTCAATATCTTTATGACTAACATCTTTTAAATCAATCCGTTCTTCGGCAGTATGAATAGCTTTCATTACTGTCATAATCATCTCAAATGTCTGTTCTGTTTGAGATGTTGAGTTGGTCAGTTTTTTATTAGAAGCCATTGCACCAAAATGTGGATACGACATCTCAAGTGTAATATCATCTGTTAATTTTATCATGAAATCTGTTTTTGGAACAGTGATCTCAATGGATTGTAGATCAACCGAAACTTTGTTAGTATGTTCACATTCTGAACAGTTAATACCAATATCGCTTGTCTCGCCAACAGACTTTGAACGAATCTTGACAAACATGTATTCAATATCAAATGTCGTTAAACTCTTTGGATCAATAGTGTCATCAACACATGCTACAATAGTATCTAACACAGCGTTCAGTGCTTGACCAGTATCCTTTGTTTCCATAGCAAGCAAAAGAATCTTTTCCTCTTTTACAAGATATGGTCGGAACTTGACCGTTTTGTTTGTAGACGGAATAACCAAATCATATTTTGGAGTATTATTTAACTTAGGTAGTGCCATTCATTTCATCCTTATTCATTTCAAGCCATTTTCCATTTACGATAAGAAAGCTGCACAAGCAGTTCTACTGTCGCATTTTCAGAGGCATCAGATAATTCAATTGCGGTTACAGTTGTGGGGAACGCTTCATAAAGTTCACAACTATACATGATTTTGTCTTTAGATATCAAATCAATATCAAATATTCTATCACTGTATATTGGTAGACCTATACCGCGTTTTAATTGATGGATCTTTACGGTTTTTGCGTATTCGTTAAGATATCCAATTTCATGAGTGTTTGGATCAATTGCAAGAGCCTGCCATGACTCAAAATATGTACGGATCTTATAATCGTTCATTACATGAAAAGACAGACTAACATCGTCACTAATAGAACTGTAAGCTACCTTTTGATCAATTGCTCCAATGACTCTGTTGTTGGTCATTACTTGCCGACCAGGGACATTAACAGCTTTACACAACAGATCAAGATCACGAGTTGATATTCCGTTGATTGATGGCAATTCAACTCTGAAGTAGTTGGCCATTGCTATGCCACCACTATTTGATATCAAACCTTTTAACTCTTCAATACTGGCCATTAGATCATGTTCCTCGAATCGGCATAAACTTTATTTATGCTGTATTTCTTACCTTGAGAGTTGAAATCAGCGGTTGGAAGAAACACAGCAATTTCCCACTCAGGTGCTGGAACCATAGCAAATCGACTTCTGACGTGATCAGTCAAGTAGTGTTTGATACATGGTTTAAAGTACTTCATCTTTGCGGCCCGTTGCAAAGCGTTGTACGTCAATTTAAACTTTGTCGTATCATCGTAACGATTATTGTTCGTAACTTCCAAAAGAGCGTCAAGAAACTTAGCTCTTAAAACTGGCGGTAGGTAGTGTAGGTTCAACCCTAAGAAACCACCTTCAGCGGGTTTCAGTACGATAACAAGTGGGAAAGAGTCATAGTATGGTAATGTCTCTTTGTGTTTTGGATCATAGAAGAACATAAACATTGAACCAACCACTTGGCGGTTCTTAATCTGTATAGGTTCTTCTTTCATCAACTTAGCACGGTTGATTTGCTTTATAGTTGACATTTTATTACGGAACCATTCGCGCGACTGTGAAGTGCGCGGCGTGATTCCAGCTCTAAAAGCTTCATATTCTAAGGTTTGAAATAAATTACTCATGTGCTTATTTATGTTGATATTTGTGTTATATTACTTTTTAGGATAAGGTTTCATCGGTTTTAACGGTTTTAAAGGTTTGGGCATAATTCCCATTTGTTGTAAAGTGTGTTCTGTCCAAATTTGAAAATGCCATCCATGGTCTTTGGCGTATTCAGAAGCGGCTTTCCATTTGCATTGGTTCTTAACATAAGTCACAGCTTCGGTAATGTATCTTTTGGTTTTGCGTTGACTAGTTGGAACTTTGGTCTCTTTGTCGGGTTTTATCTCTATCAGAAAAGTAACACCCTCATTAGTGACATATTTTAGATCAACAAAGTATCTATGGTAACTTTTGTCAACGTCAAAAAAATATGGAATAACAACTTCTTCGCTTGACCATTCTTTTATTTGGGGGTTGTTGTCAAGCCATCTAAAACAATGACGTTCCCACATTGAACGGTATATTACGTTTGAATCGTCACCTTTATACTTGTGAGGATTGATAACCTTGTATCTTCCCTTATATGTCATCAAAAAGCCTTATAAATATTTGTGGATGCAACTGTATTTATTAGGCAAACAATGGCTGGTTATTACCAATATCCCATAGAACATCAAGATGAGTTCTTAGGAACAATATCGTTTGAGGCGATGGTTGAGCCTCCAATTGAGGTAACTTTGTTTGGTGCTGGTGCTAGCACAAACATTCAAACTTTTGCCGACCGCGGCGCCGTTGCCGCAATTGACTACGATGTTCAACAACAATTGTTTGGTATACCAAGAACACCCATAAGCCCCGGGATAAATGGTGTAACAAGTGATGGTAAGGTCACATTATTTTTACCAAGAGCTTTACAAATCCAAGATGGTGTAAGTTATGACAACAATGTTAACTTAGGTGCCATTGGTGCCATCGGCGCAGGTCTAGTTGCTAATGGCGCAAGTATTGCTAGTGCATCACAAGCTGCAATTTCTGGAAGTATTCAATCATTTATTGATGGTATGACCAATGGTGGTGGAGGAGGAGATCTTGCTCGTTTAGCTGCTGTTCGTGTTGGTGATAACGTTAATTCTGCTAGCCCAGAATTTAATAATGCTGTAAAATCAATTGCGCAAGTTGTGCCAAATCCAAACACGAGAACCTTGTTTAGAGGCGTTGCAATGCGCGCCTTTATGTTTGATTTTTCGTTAATTGCTAACAGTGTTAGAGAAGCGCAAGAGATCAAGAATATTATCAGATTTTTCCGTACTCAACTATATCCAGAAGATATTGGTGGAACAGCTTCAACTCAAGGTGTTCTAGGTTTAAAGTTTCCAAACAAGTTTGAAATTAAAGTTAAGTATCGTGATAAGGATCTTGGAATTCGTTTTCTACCTTGTTATTTAACATCCTTTTCTGCGACTTACAATGAACAAGGCGGTGCAATGCATAAGGATGGTGGTTGGAACATTGTTCAAATTCAACTATCATTTAGCGAAACTCGTACACTTGTCAAACAAGATATTGAACAGGGATATTAATGTCAAAATACTTTGCTCCTTTTCCGCTATTACAATACAGTTTTGGTACAGGTGAAGATCCTGTTTTATTTCAAAACATTTCAACGTATATTGATTTAGTCGATCAAATCAAAGATGATATATCTTATTATCAAACAATGCAAATAGAAGAATATGAACGACCAGATACTCTATCTTATAAGTTGTATGGTACAACAGATTACTATTGGACATTCTATCTACTGAACGATGATATTCGTGAAGGTGGATGGCCACTGTCTGGTGCGGACCTACAAGCTAAGGCGTTGATTGACTACCCAAACAGAGTAATCACAACTACAGGCGATATATCCTCAACATTCCTTCCTAACGAAACCATAATTGGTCTTACTTCAACATCAACAGGTAAGATTTTAAAGAGATATCTTGATCTTGGTCAGATAGTGGTTAACTCTCCTAACAACTTTGGCGTTAATGAGTTGATTAGAACATCCACTGATGAAATTACAACTGTCAATGTGTACAGAGAAACTGCTCAATATAACAGTGTTCATCACTATGAGGATACGAATGGTAATTGGGTTGATATTAACCCATTCACTCAGAACGTATCAGGGTTAATTCCTGTGACATATTTAGATAGAATGATTGAACGTAATGAACAATTGAAAACTATTAAAGTGTTAAACAAAAGAGTTGCTCCTCAGATATCATCTGGATTTAAGAAAGCGTTATTGAGTTAATATGCAATCAGCAAAGCATTACGTTATAGAACAAGCTCTAATCACTGCAGATCGCACTGCGGGATTTACATTAGACATATCTGCTGCGATTGTAGAACTCAACATATTTGAGAATTTAGAACTTCCATATTTAACTGGAATTGTTCTAATAAATGATGAGTTTGATTTATTAAACAGAGTCGGTTTTGTCGGCACAGAGCGTTTAGAAATTAAAATTGCTCAACCAAATAATCCAAATACAATAACCAAAAAGTTTGTTGTTGAACGAATTGAACGGTCGGAAAAAGTAAACGACCAAAAAGAAATGTTGATGATTCGTATTATTGAAGAGCATGCTTATAACAGCGATCTCATTAGATTCAGTAAAGCATATACTGGTAAACCTGAAAAAATTATTGAAAAAATTCTATTAGATCAATTACAGTTGAAATTGAATAACAAGTTTGCAGAATCTAGTCAACCTAACATGAAGGTCGTTGTACCATACATGACTCCGTTACAGTCGTGTGAGTGGGTGAGATCCCGCGTTTCTACCATTAATGGATCTCCTTACTTTCTATACTCGGCTCTAAATGAAAAAGATTTGGTGTTGAGTGATTTGGATACCATATTGTCAACAGGTACTTGGAATGGTAGTATTGATCGTCCATTCTCATATTCACAAAAAAACGCAAGTTTTGTAGATGAGTCAAATATTGAAAGACAAGCATTCACTATAGAGTCATACACGTATGGTAATACCGAAGATACTCTTGCATTGGCTCGACAAGGTATCTTTGGCGCTCAATACTATTTTACTGATTTGTCTTCTGGGATAACTGAACAACAACATTTTGATATAAAAAATGTTGTAGCTAAGATGGAAAGCACTGGCGTATTATCCGGTGGTAAAACTCTTGCAATTGATCCTGACTATGTAGTTAATGGCAAACAGATTAATTTAATTAATTCGGCTCACGTTCATCAAATTGTTAGCAATGGATCTTACCCAGACTATTTTAATTACTATGAAGAAGGTGCCGGCGCAATTGCTAAGTATATGTTAAATGCTTCTAACGTTGCGCTGAGATATTTGTTGTTTAAAAATGCACTACAATTCAAAGTCCCAGGTTTTAACTTCTTAACTGGAACAAATAGATCTATTGGTAAGATGGTGGAGATTAATATTTTCAACAGTGACATGACATTGCAAAATCAAGCAAGTGTTGCAATAGAAGACTTAAAAGATAAGAAGAAATCTGGCGACTATCTAATATATGCTGTACGGCATGTGTTTTCACTTGGTAAACACGACATTATGGTTGATGCAGTAAAGTTAACATCTGATCGCGGCGCCGATGGCGGCAGATATCAGAGAGGTGTATAATGTTTGGTATGTTTAATTCACAATACTACGGTGATGTTACACGGTGGTTCATTGGTATCGTTGAACAAGTTGGTGGTGATGTTCCACAGCTTGGTCGTGTAAGGGTTCGTATTCACGGTATTCACGGGCCTAGAGACGAACTACCATTAGCAGATCTTCCGTATGCAAGCGTGATGCTTCCAGCAACCGAAGGTGGAGTGTCGGGGATTGGAAGATCAACTGGGCTTGTTCAAGGTGCAACAGTGTTTGGAATCTTCATGGACGGAACCAACTCACAGTTACCTTTGGTACTTGGATCAATTCCAAAAATGGAAACACCATCTGCTGCTCAGTTAGCGGGAATGCGAACTGGAATACCGTATCAATCATCTGGTGTACCATATGGTAATACCAACCCAACAATGAATGATTCACTAGTCGGTATTCCGCCTGGTGTTACATACAATCCAAACTCTGATCAAAAGCAGAATATCCAAACAGCTTGGGATTATTTTATGTCCACTGGCAACTATAGCAAAGATCAAGTCGCTGCGATGATTGGTAACTTCTTGCACGAAAGTGGTATGAACCCAGGAATTAGATCTGGCATTGCGGTTGCATCTGGCGGCACAGAAAACTCGATTGGTATTGCTCAATGGTACTACTATGGTGCAACAGGTGGCCGCCAAACTGACCTGAGAAACTTTGCTGCACAAAAAGGTAAAAATTGGGATGACTTATACGTTCAGTTGGCATTTGTCGACCACGAACTTGCGACTTTTTCGGACTTGGGTGGAGCTAAGTTTAAGAGAACAACAAATGTTGTAGATGCTACACTTGCGTTTATGCGTGACTATGAAAACCCTGCTAAAACTGGTGAATACGGACCAGATGGGGAAGAGATGAGATTAGGTCAAAATGAACGTATTTCAAATGCACAAGGTATTTATCAAAACTTTGCTAGCAGCGGCATGGGGGTATGATAAATGGCAGTTAATGTAAGTGAACTTAATTCCCAATTAAAAAACGTAAACAATCAAATTAGTTTTGATGAGATAAATTCAGCAGCTACTACATTAACTGATCAATTTAAAGCTGCGTCACACACTCAACTTGGTTTTGGCGTTGGTGAAATCAAAGGTGGCATCGAGTCTTTAGTTCAAACTGTTGATTATCCCTTAGGCGCAACATCATCGCCACTTCCAGCTGTATCGCGTGTGACAGCCAACGTTGCGGATGTGAAGAGTGATCTTGTCCAAACGATTAGTGGAACAGATGCATCAAAGTTGGGGTCTATTGTAGAATCTACCGCCGCCTCTGGCATACTTGATGAAATTATTACTGCGGGCACTGCAGAGGCAATTGCCACAGCTTTCAAACAAGTGTTAGGTAAGACATCATCAGAACTTGAAAATACTTTATCATCAATTGCGCCTTCTGACCTGTCTGTGAAAATCAGCACATCAGTTGATGATGTATTAAGTGGTGCTTTTAAGAATCCATTTGCCTCAGGGGTTGGTAATATTGCCACTGCTCTTACGGCCGCTGTTGGTGGTTTAAATAGTACTAACTTAATAAAAAACGTTGTTGAGAATTTTACAGGTCAGATTAAAAATACAGTATTATCATCAATTAATATTCCTGACAGTGTTATATCTCAATTAGCAGTTGTTGCAATTATGGATGGTAATGTTGGTCTTGCTGTTGATAAGTCAATTCCGTTTTTAACAATTCCAAAAGATTTGACAGATCTGTCTCTAAGAGTTGGTATTAATATTGATAAGTCTAGTGTGAATAATTTAGTTAAATCGCTAGATCTTCTTGAACAGGCTGGTGGTAGTTCTTCATCGATCCAAATTGTTATTAACAATATCAGTAGCATTCAATCATCTTTCCAAGGAGCTGCTGGCGGAATTAGCAACACGATTCAATCAGGTAATCCAGCTTTAGGTGGACCGTCACCAGATCGTATGACCACAATCGGTGGTACTTCTAGCGGTGGGTCAGGTGCATATGATACTGACTTCTCGTATATTGAATCATTAGAAGAAATGACTGCAGATCTTCGTGCAGTTACTCGCCCCGTTTCAACAACCGTTGTGCATTGGACGTCCCATTACATTGATGACAACCATATTGATGCACAAGCTATTAAACAAATTCATATATCTAAAGGGTTAACAACAATAGGATATCACTACATTATTAAACGCGATGGATCAATTCAAAGAGGCCGTAATCCAAATCAAGTGGGTGCTCATGCTAAAAGCAGTCATAACCCATACAGTATTGGTATTGGATTTGTAGGTGGTTATAATTGCCCTAATGGTACAAGTAATCCAGAAAGATGTGCCAGTGCAGATTCTATTAACTCGGCGCAATGGGCAGCTTTTGATATGTACTTAAAAGCATTCTATACAGTTTATTCGGGCGGGGAAGTTTGGGGACATCAAGATACAGATCCATGGAACAAGATTGACCCCATGACTAACATGACGTCATATGTTAAGAATAAGTTTGGCAAGACCAATGTCAGCCCACAACCATCAAGAACATATTCTCTTGAAGAATTGTCCGAAAAACTTTTTGGTCCAGTTCGTACTGATCCTCTTGATGAAGGCAACTATACTGGAGAGAATGGTCGCTTAGATCCAAACACTTTAACTGTAGTTGCCCCAGGTCACAGATTACGCGCGGATGCGGCTAGCGCGTATCTACAAATGGTTTCTAGCGCACGGGCCTCTGGAATTCAATGGTCAATTACAGATTCTTATCGTACATATGAGGTCCAAGTAAGACTTGCACAAGAAAAGGGTCTCTATGGCGAAGGTGGGTTAGCCGCTAGACCTGGAACTTCTAGGCATGGTTGGGGGCTTGCTGTTGACTTGGGCCCACGCGGCGGCGCCGACACCAGTGGAACTCCTGAAAACAATTGGCTTGTTGCCAATGCTAACTCATTTGGATTCCAAACAATTCCTGGTGAACCATGGCACTGGCAATATGTTGTATGATTTTTTATAAGGGTAACGTATTATGTCAGACGAAAACGGCGATGATTTTGACGGTATTGTAGATCAACGAGTCGCGGGTATTATTAACACTCCAAGTGGTGCAGGGTTCTCTGATCCTTCAGGCGTGTATCCACGACCAGAATACCACTACAGAAGTTCAGTTAATAAAGTAGCAACGGGTCACGGTGTTACTGGATTGAGTATTGGTGGTGGTGATCCACGTGTCGATGGATGGGGATCGTTAAGTGATCCGACAACAGATCAAGCTGGAAAATATACTCATGTTGATATTAATGAGACCAAGTCGGGGCATCAAATTGTTTATGATGACACTCCTGGCAATGAACGCATTTTGATTAAGCATCGACTCGGTGGTGGTATCGAACTCCGCGCCGATGGTACAATGATTATGAAGACTGAGTCCAACATAATTACATCAGTCATTGGAAACAGTGCTGTAATTATTGAGGGTGACATTCAAATGGCAGCTAAGAACTTCACATTAGACATTGCTGCTGATATGAACCTAAAGGTTGGTGGAGACTTCAATGTTACAGTCGGTGGTAGTTTAACTGAAAACATTAATGGTTCACGTAGAGAGACAATCCAAGGGCAAGCTGGAACAACCGTTAAGGGTAGCAAGTCAACCACAGTACTTGGAACCGTTACTAATACGACCCTTGGTTCAGTGAACAACATTGTAAAAGGTAACTCTAATAACTCTACAGAAGGTTCAGCATCTCACTCTTCAAAGGGTGCAATGAAAGTTTCATCTGAGGTTGAGACTAACATGTCCTCACCAAGTGTCAATATCGCTGGTAACAGTCTATCTGTATTCGGTGCAACAGGGACAATTGGCGGTGAAGGTGTAATCGCTTATGTCAAAAACATTTATGGTGAGTCAGGAACATTTACTGAAGGTTTCAAGGCTCCTACCTTTGAGGGCAAACTCAAAGGTAAGGCTGATACCGCTTTCCTAGCTGATGGTGCAACATCCGCAGGCCAAGCTCCTAATGGTGTCTATACCGCACCTGGTTCGCAAGTACACACCGCAGTTGATACTGCTGCAACAGAAAAACCAACAGCTTCTTTACTAAGCACATACTTAAACAAATCATCACGCGGTGTATCACGGATCAGTATTGATGCGGGTGATCACTTGAAAAATATGATTGACAAGTCTGTTAAGACGGGTGGTGTTACTGACCGACCACTTACAGAAGGTGAAACTCGCATTCGCATGTTAGACGAAGACAACGCAGCAAATGCAGACTTTGTCGCTCACTCTGTTGCGTCTGGAACACTTGCTCCAACATATTCCAATAGTGTTCCGCCAGCAGTTGGTAGAACAAGATCCACTCAACCTCATGTTCGTTCTGGAACATCATTTAATCCTGGTAGTACTGCCCAATCAGCCATTAAATCATTTTTACCCGCTGAGAAGCCGCCTGCGAAAGTATTCTCCGCCGATCCAGCATATGACCCAATGAATATTATTCCGCGAGCGGGTGCAACAGATATCAACTCCTCAACAATGTTGGCAAAAGGCGTTCCTCTAGGAACGTTCCTTGGTGGAACAGCAGACGCAGTAACTTTAAACCATATTGCAACTCTTGAAGAGCGTCAAGCAATTGTTCGAAACCTATTACCTCAAGCTGAAATAATTAAATACGTTCAAAATAACAAAGGCGAATTTATTC